GAAAAGTACAATAGAGTCGCAAAAACACTGAATCGGTAAAATATTTTCAGCAAAACTCGCTCGAAATGCTATATAGTATATAAGAGCATCTCTCACTAACCATAGGATATGCTCCGTAATCCACCGTCATGATGACAGAGGGACTATGGCGTTTTTTTCGCGCATTTTCCGACGCACACCTCCTCAAGTTCGGGAGGCTGGCACTGTCGACTACGTCAGCTCGCCCGACATTTTTAACTATCCATACCTTAACTTAAATCCCACCGCCGAGGCGTGCATCCGCAAGATAGTCTCGACGTTGGCATCTCTCAAACTTGAGCTTTACACACATCGCAAGGGCGGCGGGCGCTCGCTTGTTGTTACTCATCCGCTCTTTGCCGCGCTTAAAAACCCCGACCCAAACATGACCCCGATACAGTTTTACTCGCAGCTCATTGATGACATCATGCGTGGCGATGCGTACCTGCATGTCATCAAAGCGGGCGGGCAGATATTGTTTGAGCGGCTTGATCCGCGCGCCGTTAGACCATCCAACCTGTCTGGCAGGATAGTTTATCAGTATGGCCAGCAGACCTACACCGACCGCGATGTGCTCCATATCCCCTACCCATTCGCGACGAGGACCGTCAACGGTGTCGTCTACGGAGTCTCGCCAGAGGAAAAGTACCGCGACCTTATCACGCTGGACAATGCGCTGACCGCATACATCAAGATGTACTTTGGCAACAGTATTGGCAAGCGCACAGTCGTTGAGATGGGCGATGCATGGACTGGCAAAAAACTAGACGAGGCATATGCGCTGATCGCCCCGGCAGTCCAAAAGTTTGTCTACGGGGCGGCGAATGCCGGCAAGCCCATCATCCCACCGCCGGGAACCAAGCTGACGACCATTGACCAGACGCAAAACCTGTACACCGACATCAAGTCGCTCAAGGAGATGATAGAGAGGCAGATCGCCCAAGGCTTTGGCGTGCCATACTCTTTACTGTCCGAGACCAACAAGTACAACAGCCTGGAAGCCAACCAGCTCCAATTCCTCGCTGACACCATCGAGCCACTTGGCACACACATCGAGCAGTCTTTTGACCGCCTGCTCGACCCTGGCGAGACGGCGCTCTATTGCAAGTACGATTACAAGGCAATGCTGCAATCCGACGTCAAAACGACTGTCGAGTATCTCGCCAAAGAGGTGCAAGCCGGACTACTGACCATCAACGAGGCGCGTGACAAACTCGACCTATCGGCGGTTGATGCTGGCGACTATACGTTTGTGCCTGCCAACCTTTGGCCACTGACGGTTGATAACGTGCAAGCGTTTTTTGCGCAGTCAAAGCTTGCCATGCACAATGGCGCAGGAGATGAGAAGAAATGAAAAAGCAACTCCGCAAACTTGATTATCAAGCCGAGATAACCATCCGTGAGGCGACCGAGAGCGAGCCACGCAAGCTGGTCGGCCTCATCCCGTACAACAAACCTAGTGTTGACATGGGTTTTATCGAGATCGTCACTCCAACAGCTTTTGATAAGACGCTCTCTGACCGTGCCGACGTCAAGGCCCTGGTGTCGCATGATGCAAGTAAGGTGCTCGGCTCCGTCAAGGCTGGCACGCTCCGGCTGACGTCAACACCAGACGGCTTACTTGCCGAGGTTGACCTGCCGAACACCACTTTTGCCAATGACGTCTGGGAAACCGTGCGGCGGGGCGATGTAACAACTATGAGTTTTGGCTTTTACCCTATCAACGAGCGCGTAGAGGTTAAGGACGGCAAGGAGGTGCACTATCTGACCGAGGTGCGCCTGCTCGAGGTGAGCTTTGCCGTTGCGTGGCCAGCCTATGAGGACACCACCAGTATGGCGCGGGCAGTGCGCGGTGTTGATCTCGACAAACTCGAGGCAGTCCTCGCCAAAGAAACCATTGAATCAAACGACCTTGCGGTCGTGAAAGATACCATTGAAAAGCTGCGGGCGCTGTTAGAGCCGAGCCCGTCCACCACCGAGGCCGCGCAGAGCACCTTGGCCGGAGACTTTTTGGCATCACTCTATGCCGCTGCAATGCACAAGGAGAAATAAGAATGGACAAGAAACCAGAGGAAATGCTGGCCGAAATAAAGGCCGAGGTGCGAACCTCCCTCGATAAGAGCCTGGATGAGAAGGTAAAAGAGATACGCGAAGGCATTGACGCGCAGATGCGCGCTGGCTTCGCCGAGCTTGCCAAGCCCCGCATTGAAGTGGTCGGCCCAGCGTCTGAACTCCGCGCTGTGTCCGATCAGATGGCCGCGATTGGCCGCGACTTTATGCAGAAGGGCGAGAAGCGCTCCCTCACCCTGTCCGGCGCTGGTGCGTACAACGTGCTGAAATCCTTTGAGACTGTCATCACCGACAGGCACGATATTCTTTCAAAGGTGCGCTATGAATACGGCGCGAGCGCACAGACAAATATTCCCGTGTTCACCGCCCGTCCTGCCCGCCCAGCGAAACAGGTCGAGGGTGCGACTGGCATTGGTGGCGACGTTACCGCCGAGCAGTCTGTGACCACCATCACCCCTTACGTGTACTATAGCGAAATTTTCGTTTCCGCTGAAAACCTCGTACAGGGTGCGGCTAACGTCGAAGCGGCCCTCCCTCCGCTGTTCGCCACCTCGTTCCTAGATGCCCAGCACTACGGAATGATAACGGGCGACGGGACCATGCTTGGCCTCTATGCCAATGCCACACTGACCGCTGACGTAAACTGCGCCGCGGCTGGAGCGCCCACTTGGGCTGATTTTGTTGGCTTCGCCGGAACCCTTAAAAGCAAGGCGTTTAATCCCATCATCATCACATCGTCCACCTTCGTTGGGAACCTCCTGCTCTCTACCGCCGCGTCACATGAGGGCTTAAAGATGGAACTGCTCACCAAGGGCAGCATCCGTGGCGTTCCCGTCTGGGAAGACCCCTTTGCCGGAGCTACCAATGAAGCGGGCGACATAGTGGCCGTTGGCATGGACCCCAAAAACTACGTCATCGCGATGGCCCGTGAGCTGGTCATTGAGCCGATACGCACCCCTGGCACAGCAGGCGTCTACTTCCAGGCGACCTCGTTCTTCAACGGCAAACCCATCTTGGCCGCCAATGGCTACCAGCTCAAAGCCGTCTAAGGGAGGCGCGCAATGGCAACTGATCTAAAACTGAATGGCGGAATCGAGGCCGGAGGCGCTATCACCGCCGGCGGAAATATTGTCGGAAACGTAGTCAGCGCCGTGTGTAATGTCCAGGGTGTTGACGGCGTATTCTCCGGCACTGTGTATGGCACAACCGGCACCTTTAGTGCTGGCGTTGGAAACTCTTATTTTAAAATCACTCCCGAAGGTGGCTTTGCTGTCCGGCTCACTAATGAGTCCGGCGCAGTAACCGTCAAGGGGCAGATTGTATCCCATAAAGGAACCGTCGCCCGCGCTTTTGACCTCACCGCCGTGGACGCTAACCACTGCCTAGGCGTGGTGTATGAGTCCGGCATCGAAGATGCCGCTGAGTGCTGGGTTGTAGTGTCGGGCATCGCGCAGGTGCTTATGAAAAACGCTGCGACGATGGGGCATATCTGTCGCATACCGCTGAACACCGATGAAGGAGAGGCCGCTGGCTACGCGATGGACGCCGCGCAATCTTCGAGCGCAAGCGTGTACAAGATTGGCGATGTGCTGGAAACAGCCGCCGCCGAAGTGCTTTGCAAAGTGCTACTGCACTAAGGAAACGATATGGCACTGGTAACGGTTGACGAGTTGAATGCATACTCTGGCAACTATGAGACAGCGGCATACAAGACCACGTTGGTCGAGGCCGCGTCTGATATAGTCGTCAAGTATCTCGGATACAACCCCGCGCAGGCCGAGCGGACATACCGCACGGTCGGCTGGGGGAACGATTTTGTCATCCTGCCAGTGCCAGAGGTGTCTACGGTGGCCAGTCTTGTCGTTGACGGCGAGACATGGCCATCGTCTGATTATCTTGCGATTGTAGACCCCGTGAGCGGGAGGACGCGGCTTGAGCTGACCTCTAAAACCTTTCTCCGTGGGGCAAAGATTGTCATCACCTACACTGCCGGATATACCGACATCCCGGAGCAAATCAAACTGGCGGTCTTGCGCATTGCATCGCTCTTGATGACCGAGGCAAACGGCAACATCGGCGTAACGAGCAAGAGCTTTGCCGATATGAGCCGCACCTTTGTCAACTACACCAACTTTGACAAGTACCTTAAGCCTTTGGCGCGCTATCGCGCGGAGGAAATCTGATGGCGAAGAATGCGGAGTTTGTCACCCTGACGACCGAGTTTGACGCCGTACATCAGGCGCTGGAGGAGGTCAAGGAGTACACTAAGTACATCGACCGCGACATCTTGCAAGAGTTAGGGCGGCAGTCTGTCCGCGTTATCAAGCGCGATTATCCGCTGCATTTCCGCAAACGTACTGGGATGCTCTACAAAGGTATTAGCAGCAAGTTTACCCGCGATAAAAAGTCCGTGATTATCACGTCAACCGCGACCAATCTCGCACAAGGCAGCAAAGGCGGCACGCGGTACGGCTGGGTGTTGGCGCGAGGCGCGACCATCAAGCCCAAAAAGGGCAAGACGCTGACATTTGACGGCCTTGGCGGCTGGAAACGGCTCTACCAGACCACGCTGCCGGCACGCGATTGGATTGTCGGCCCTGCCATGTCGTATCTGCGCGGACCGCAGATGCACGAGGACATCGACCGTGTGGTGCAAAAAAAGCTCGATAAACTGCGGGCTAAAGGGGTGATCGCATGAGCAAAGAGTACGAAGCGCTGACCAAACTCCGCGATTATTTGCGAGCATATCTTGACCCTGCGCCGCAACCGGCACTTGCCGATGGGCAGATCGTGCTTGCGTATGACCTGTACCCTGATATCGATGCAATGCCACATCCTGTCATGCTCTATATCTTTTTGGAGCAGACCAGGATTGAGCAATCATCGCTAAACATGAGCCAAATTACCGAGGAGATAACGATATATCTGCTGGCAAAAAATAAGCCAATAGCAGAGCTTTTTCAGGCCGTGCATGATTATTGCGCGGCAGTCCAAAACGCCATCAATAAGGATAGGACTCTGAACGGCTCTTTGGCCGAGTGTGAAATATCAGAAATCAACTATGCAAATGAGCTGTTAGGCGTATCTCGCGCGTTTGGCGCAGAGATGCGTCTGACATTGAAGTATGAGCGGACAACTATCTACTACCCTGACGACAACATGATGCCCGATTAGGAGGTTGAAATGAAAGAGCGGAAGGTGAAAATCAAAATGCTAGGCAACCATGCCAAGTATGAGAATGGCAAGGAATATGATGTTGACGAGCGCGAGGCCGCGTTTTTGGTAGGCTACGGTTTCGCAGTCAAGATTGAGTCTGAAAATACGCCCAAAGAGGCGGAGGAGTAACATATGGCAGTAACTGGAAGCGGAGCGACATTGCAGATTGGCAAAGAGAGTGCCTGGGGCACAGCGGCTGCCGGCGCTAAGATTATCGATTTTACGAGCGAGTCTATCAAACTCGCACCCGATAAAAAGGTGCAGGATTCGCTTATTGCGAGCAAGGCGGCGCCGGCAAAAGACCTTATGGGACTGCTTGCACAGGGTGACACGGCGTTTGTCCTACGGCCGGAGTATGCAGGATTTTTGTTCAAGGCGATGCTCGGTGGCGCTGACACAGTATCGGCCAATACTCCGGTAACCGGCGCGCATACGCACACCATCCCGCTTGCTGATGCCAACGGGGTCCTGCCTAGTTATACCCTCATCATCGACCGCAAAGCCGCGGTCAAAAAGTATGCCGGGTGCAAAGTCTCAAGCTGGTCGCTCGACGCCAAGGTTGGCGATTATGTCAAAGGGTCAATTAGCTGGATGGGAAAAGATGAGTCGGTTGGCTCACTTGCAGTCCTCTCGCCGCTTGCATTGCAGGCGTTTAAGGTTGTGTCTGCAACCTGCACCATCGGCAGCACGAGCTATGACGTCAAATCTGTCTCGCTCAAGGGCGACAACAAGCTTGAGGATGTCGGGCAGAC